CCGCCATTATGCTGTGTTGCAACACCTTTACCTACTACCGGAAATTTGTGGGTTTCTCCCACTACGCCTCGCTTTACTCTGACAGTATCACGCAGTCCACCCATAGCCTGATAGGCTCTGTGTACTTCTGAATCGAAACTGTCGATAAACGCATCTGAAACATATCTACTCATAGTTTTTCTCCTTCCATATTTAAAATCAACTTCTTTTAGTTTCCCAAAATAAGCCTTGTCTTTTAAATAGGGTCGGATTAACCGGTGAGCCTAAGACTAAGGGTTTTGAATTACCTTGCTAAAAGTATATCACTTATCAACAGACTGTCAACAGGTTGTTAACGCCTTGTCGCTCCCTGATACATTGTCCCTTTTCTGCCAGCCTTCTGCCTTAACTTAACTATTTCTTCCCGGCGAATATCACTGGTCTCAGGTTTACTGTACTCATCCCACAACTCTGCATCGCTTGGAATACCTGATACTGTTGATATATCAACTGGAATATCGCCTTCTCCATAGTGTTTGTTCATCTTGTAGAATAAATTGATGAACCCTGCTCCGTTCTTATTCATTAAGTCTATTGCTAACTTCTTCTCATCCTCATTAAGTACCGGCAACTGCTCTACAAACTTGACTGCTGTGTTAACAACTTGGTCTGCTCTGCCATTACCATACATCTTATCAAGCTGTCCCTTTTGCTCTGCTATCCACAAATTAGCTGTCTCTTTAATTTCATCATCACTTCTGCTATCAAATACTCCAGCCTGTGTTAATGCCTCGTTATATAGGTCATACACCTTCTTAGCTTGGTCTTTACGCAGTCCTATCTCTTGAAATTCCTTGCCAGTGGTCTCTAAAAATTCCTTTATCGGAGCATTAGCCTCATTCTCAAAGTCATAGTACCTTGCTACTCCACCTTCCGGTTTGTAGTCTTTGTAATAATCCTCTGGATTCTCAGGTGCTTTTCCCTGTGAAATTATCCTTCTCAGGTCTTTTATCTGCTTTTCCTGTTTAGCTGTTAAGTTCTTATTGTTCTTTAATAACTCTGTTACCTTCTTGTTATCAACCCTGCCATCGCCATCAAGAACATCTGCATCAATACCATCGGCATTTAAGTCAATAGTTTCCTTGCCTTCTTTGCCAGTATCATCTACCCCCGGTTTGCCTGTCAGCGTACCGCCAGTATCTCCCTCTCCAGTGTCAGCCTGACCTTCTTCTCCCTGACCTTCTTCTCCCTGACCATCAACCTGACCTTCGTCAGCCTGACCGCCTGTGTTCATTTCTTCTTCTCCCATCTATATCACCCTTTCTTTTTTGATTCTTTTGTAGCCACCTTAAAGCCTATTGACATATTGTTGGTTTTCTTTACTGCCTTTTTCTTTGCGGTTTTCTTCTTCACCGGCTCTTTCTTCACTGCAACCGGTTCTTTAACATCTACATTCTTCTTCTTTGCCTTCTTCCTTGCTGGTGTTGCCTTCTCAGTTGCTAAGGCATGACTCTGTTTTTCCCAATACAGGTGTAACCCCTTGACTACCATAGGGATAACCTTCTTGTTCAGATTACTCCGCTGGACTTGGTTAACTATTTTGTTTAAAGTTAATTTATTCATAATTCACCACCTTACTCATATATCGTTGTCATTACATCGTCTCCGGCAATCCAATATTTCTCTTTCTTCTCTCCCTTATCTACTCGATAAGCGTCATATACCTCATACATCAGACATCCTTCACTATTCATCACAGCCTTATTAACTATGACCGGGATGATTGTGAATGCCATCTGTGATGGAGTTGTAACTGTATAACCCGGATTGTATATATATACCTTCTTGCCTTTCTCAATTATCTTAGTATTATTTTTCTTGATAATATATTTTATCAAGTACATTGCCACCTTTTCCATATTCTTACCTTCCTTTCTTTTTATCTGAACTTACTCTTTGCTTACCCATCTTAACAACATTCTCAATATACTTCACATTACCAATATGTCCTGCCATATAGTATGTATTATTACTATGTACTATATCCGGAAACCCTTGCTCTGCCCGGTCTCTCAGGTGTTCCAACACCCTTCTGCCTGACGGATTATCAAAGCACTCTAAAAAGTCCCTTAATAAATCATTCTTTGCTGTGTTCTTTACCTTGTCCGGGTTAAGTGTTCTCATATTCTTTTCCCCCTATCTTTTTTCGTATTGACTTTTCTGCTCTGCCTTTGCCCCTTCAAGCAACGCCTCATCCTTCATACCCTGTACCTGTTGCTGTCTCTGTGTAATCGCTTGCATCGCCTTAGCTGAATTGATTTCATCGGTTGTACTGATAAATTCCTCTGGTACACTCATTATCCCTAATAGATATGGCAACAGCGTATCGGTCTTTAAACTCTGCTGGACTACCTGTCCTGTCGGGTCTACCCCAAACAACATCTGTACCGCATTAACTATCTTCCCTGCCTCTGCCATCTTTAACTTATTATATAAACTACTATTGACCTTCGCCTTTATCCAGTAGCCATCTATCCGTTCAACCATATCCTCTACCGGTAACAACCCTAAGCTGTCCAGTATCTCAAATATCCGCCTGTGTACAGGATTAACAAACTCACCTATCAGCCTACCATACACACTGGTAAGGTTCTTATTCAAGGTCGACTCCCTTGTCGCTACCTCATAAGCTGTCATTTCTCCGGTCGGCTCTGTTGGCAATGTATTAGCATACATCGCTCCCTTTATATCCATAGCTAAATTATCCATATGGAACTGCTCTATATCAATATTATTATTAACCTGTAATGGTGCGATTGATGGGTTGTTCAACTGCGTACTCGGGACAACATTCAACGCTCCCGGCTCTAATAAAAATTCATCATAATCTACACTCGCATCCTGCTGTGCTAAAAAGGTCGGAATAGAAAATGCCAACGCCCTTAATGAATATTCCTTGACCTTATTCAATGTCTTGATGTCCGCTAAAGCCTTGATACCAACGCCTCTACCATACACCTCGCCGGCTGTCTTGTTCCACCTCAACACTATAAATGGATTGCTCTTGTGTACCCTGTTCAATAACTCTTTTCGCTCTTTCTTATCAATGACCTGATACCTGAACACCTTGTCCTCATAGTCATATATACAACTCTCTATTATCTCCATCGACTCTTTGCTCGCATCGCCATCCAACCCGGATGTAAAGTTCTTGCCCTCTAACTCTCGCCATTGGTGCGGTACTAACTCTCTCTTAATATTGAACTGCCGGTATACACTTCTTACCTCTGAATGTATCCCTTCCTCAATGCAATAGTCCTTCAAAGATATCGCCTTGAATACCAAAGGTTTATCCACTGTCCCGGCTGTTACCAGCATACAAGCTGTCCCGGCTGTTAAGTCATAACAGAACTCACTAAAAGCTATATCAAAACTTGAATTATTCTTATACTCGTTGGCTATCTTTGAATATTGGCTCAGAGCATGGTTCTCCTTCTCCTTCTCCTCGCCATATGCCTCTCCTGCCTCTAACTTCAACCAGTCTGCCTGTGGTGGGCATAACTCCATCTGCATCGTATTAACAAACTCATCCGCTGAACTCTCCCCTACACTTGTGAATAAGGTGTCCCGGCGGTCATCATACTGACTGTCTGAGTTACCCTCATAGCCATCACGCTGTGGCATCGTATATTTGAATACCTCTGAATATTTGTCATCCCATGAACTCTTGATGCTCGACGCTGAATTATGTCGCTTGATTACTTGCTCCGGTGAGAACTTTGCCATTACCCTAAACTCGTTGTCAACTGCGGTACGCCTGTACCACCAGTTTGTAATGTACTAAAATTTCCGCCACCTACACCCATCTGCTTTCTCTGCAAATCTATCTTCTGCTTTCGCTGTGCCAGTGCCTTCTTCTTCTGCTCCGCTACCCTTGCATCTGCCTCATCCTGTGCATCTGCTTCCATTTTCTTTGTCTCATCATACGCCTCGGTCTGCTTGACCGCTGAATACCCCTGTGCTAATGCCGATATTCCGGAAACAATCGCTGTTGTCGCTCCTGCCATAATTACAAATCCTTCCTGACTGAGTCATATTCATAGCCGAAAAACTTTGTCAGCATTCTCAAAATCTTACTATCATTATAACCAATATTTGAGGCAATTACAATACGCTCACAACCATGTGCCTTTACCTGATACTCCGCCAGCCTTAACAACCCCTTTAAGGTCTTTATATTCCGCTCTGATGGGATTATATACAGCATTACCTCATAAGCATACATCTTCCCATCTGTCGGACTCTTTCGCTCTATCCACGCAAATACCCCCGCCGGTCTGTTGTCCTCTGTATGTATCTCTAAACACTTTAACATCCCTTCCAATGGCACTATATACTCCAGCATAGCATCGGTGTCTGTCCCCAGTTCGTTGGCTATCCTCGGTGTCCAATAGTCTATCTTTTCGCTTATACTCAATGAAATGTTACCTTCTTTCTAATCGCCATTCCTTGACTCTTGCCCCGGTTGCTAAAGTTGCCACTCCACCCCTTAGCCACTACCCGGTTGCCCTTCCCCTGTCGCTCCATTATCTTTGGTAATATCCTGAAAGCATCCGCACTGTGCGATGTCCAGTCATGTAATGGCGTATTCTTGAATGCCATACGCTTTTCATCATACTCCCGGCGGTATTGCTTTAAAGACTCATACCCTTCCGCTGTCGTTGCCTTGTTGAAATAGCATATAGGTATCACTCCCCGGACTGCCATTATATCGCCATACAGGTCTACTGTCCGCTTGTGGATGGTCAACTTATTCAATCCGAGCCTCTGTAGCTGATTCTGGACTGTTAACGCCTTCTCCGTAGCTGTCAGCTGTCTCTGGTTGCCATCATGCGGTAGATGATGCCCGGCATACATATAATTCTTGCTGTGGATAACCTGTGCATAATGCTCCAGCCCATAGTTGGAGTTCTCATAGTGGTCTATTACATGAACCGCTCCCGGCAATAGCTGAACAAACCATATAGCCATACTATCCGATATACCTAAGTCCCATAGGGTATGCACCGGATAACGAGCATCATAAGGGAAGTTACCAACCTTATCAGCATTGTTGCTCATTACATCGCTATAATATGCTCCCTGTATTGAACCCTCAAAGCTACAATAATACTCTTGCTGGATAAGTTCCTCAGGTTTGCCTCTCTCCCTCTCTCCGGCGAGGTCATTCTCTGAGACTATCCCGGTATCTTTAATTGTTAATAAGCTGTGGATAAACTCCGGCTTGCTCTCTATATAATCATACATCTTTTTAGCGTGGTTATTGCCTCTCGGCGTAGTGTTAAAGATACACCATCCGCCGGTTTCCTTTATCATCGGCTCAATCGCTACATCAAACAAGTTGACCTTCTGTAATGCTAATTCACTGATGACCACGCCTCTGAGTCCTGCCCCGACCCTCTTATCGTAGCGGTCTCCACCCATAAAGGATATGATGCTACCGACCCTCTGAGGGTTCTTAATGTCCCTCAGATAGACCTTCATGGACTGGTTGTCTATCTTGTAAACCATCGACTCCGGGAAGTAGTCCAGATAGCGGAATCCTTCCTTTGTGATACCTTCCCATATGCTATTTCGTACCTGTTGAGTTTCCGGGAGTAGATACCAGTAGTTCCCGGTCATCCTGAGAGCCTCGGCAATCATTATATTAAGGCAGAATATGTCCTTACCAGCCCGGCGATGCCAGACCAGCATCATGAGCCGGATATTGTGAGTAAACCAGCGTTTCCAGATGTCCTTCTGATAGTCCCTGAGTTCAATCAAAGGCAGTGATAATTCCCTATTATTACCCTGTTCATTATTAACCATTTAACTGTATTTCCTATAGGTATGGGATTTCCTGTTGTCGCCAGCCGGTGAGAGATAGACACTTTCCGGCATTATCGTACTAAGATTGTAAAGTAATCCTTTGCATTTATTGGCATATTTATTGACTAAGGGAATTATTGTCATCAGGTTCGAGACCTTTGATAACTATAGAATTTGGTATTAGAGGCTGTCCATCAGCCCCGGATAACTCAGCTTTATTTTGCTCTATGACCTTATGCTTTACGTTTAAAGCGTATTTAACAGCTTTAAACTGCACTTCCTCAGAGTTTGCAACTGTCAAACCTTCCATTTTCTCCAGTAATTTAGCTTTATTATCCGATTTTCCTTGTTTATACGCTGATATAATGCTTTTATCCTTATCCTGTGCATTATAGAAGATAGTATTCCTGTCTCTTTTTAAAACATCCGCAATATCAGACTGAGTTAAGCCATTATAAGCCATAGTTTCTATCATAGTTAATAGTTCTGGAGTTATTTGTAATTTATCGCCTAAAGACATTTTAAAACCCTTCCTAAATCAATCAGTAACATCTATTGATTCGTTGTCTTGAATTGTTTGTTTGTTAGTTAATCTCTCAGCCAGTTCCTTATGCTGAGGGAATCCAATTATCTGAGTTCTTAGTGAGTCCATTTCCTTTGTTAAATCATCCCGGAGAGTTTCAGCCTTTTCAATTAATGGTAGTACTCTTTTTCTGTGAGTTTCAGCAGATTCCTTGTCCGGGAAACAATGACTTGATTCTACAATCTGCCGGGAATTATCATTCATTAAAATCTGATACATCAAATAGCCAGAGGTTGATAAGATACTACCGACTATCAGACCAGATTGGATGGTCAGCGTTTTGGTATTCAGAAAATATAATTGCTGATTGATTTGCACTCGGAATTACTTCCTTCCTTTGGAATCCTATCAAGTCAAACCCTAAGATTTGAATTGAATAGGTTGTTACCTTCTTATCATAATAGCCGAAACCTATTGCTATTGTTAGAGTTACAGCTATCAATAGTTTTTTAAACACATAACATTATACCAAATACAACAGAAAAAATCAATAGATATATAGGTATATTTTTCTTGTAAATGGGTACACTTTTAATACTTGACAACGATAACCGATTAGTTTATAATAGTTATCAATCTAAGAGAAAGGAGTTTAAAAGGTAAACCAAAAAAATGTAAAGGAGTTAAGAATATGAAAGTTAAAGACATAATCATCAGAGACTTAATCAAAGGTTTAGAAAAGGGAGAGTTACCATGGGATAACCCGGTTTTATATTCCGGGATGGGCAACCCGGTAACTGGTAATCGCTATTCATTACTCAATGCTATGTGGCTGAGAGTTACCGCAGAAATGAATAACATCGAACCCGGTCGGCTATTCATGACAATGAAACAAGCTGATGCCCTCGGCGGTTCAGTTAAGTCCGGCAGTAAAGCCTTTTATGTTAGCTATTTCAAGTTAACAGTCTATACAAAAAAAGATACTAAGACCGGAGAAACTGAGACCGGAAGGTTTCCTATTATGAGATATTACAAGGTTTTCAGACTTCAAGATATAGTCGGAATCCCAGCGGAGAAAATGGCTAAATTCGAGAAAACAAACTTGAATATTGAGCCAGATGCCGGAATTGAAAAATGGATAGAGGACACCGGGGCAAGGATTCGAAACTATGACCTCAGCGGAGAATCAAACCACTACAACAAAGCAACCGATGTTATCAATCTATACCCCCGGAAGGCATTCCGGGATAACAATTGCTACTACAGCACAGTGCTACATGAACTCATACACTGGACAGGAGCAGAGAACAGATTGAACCGGAAGGAAATGACTGAATACAGTTCCGCAACCGATAAGAGAGCCAAAGAGGAACTAACAGCGGAAATCGGAGCAGTTATCCTGAAAAACCTTCATGGACTCAAGAAGTCAGAGAATAATCAGGCATACATCAATAGCTGGATTTCATATCTGAAAAACAACCCTAACGAGATTATCGCCGGGGCTGGCAGAGCAGAGAAAGCTGTTAAATTCTTGACAGAGAAGGTTGAGAAGTCTCAGGACATTGAGAAAAGAGTTGATGCCGGAGAGACCATCAACATCATGGAACTGGTTCATTAATAGGTTTTTAGATTGCCGGTAAACCCGGCAATCACTAAAGCCTATTGATATATTGTCGATAAGCTAAATTTTAAAGGAAGGAGTAAAACTGGTAAACAAAAATAAAAATGTAAAGGAGAAAGAATTATGGGCGTAGATACAAATATTTTTTTACAAGAGAGAGATGCCAATGAGATTGCAAAATTCATAAAGGAAATTCACTTTGTGAATAAAGAATCTGTTGACATATTGCCAGCAAAAAGAAATAACGATGTGGACTCTATTTATTCAATAGTGTTTGATACATACATACCGGGAGAGAATAGAACTCTCTTTGTCCTTGTTAGTATGGATAACCGGTTAACCTATCTGAGCCTCGGACATTGGGGAGCATCTGAACTGATTGCCAGAGAATTGGTTAACAGGTTCGGCGGTTATGCTGATTACGATGATTGTGATGATATTGCCATTGACTACACCAGCACAGGAAGGAGTTAAGAATATGAATATATCACTCGAACCAGAAAAAAGATTAAAGCCATGGTTCACCCGGCGGAAAGGCAACCAGACTTTTTATAAGTTTAGCTATAGCTATTTCATAAGCTGGTATCTGGATAAGTCCGGGAAGGGTACAAGAATAGCACAATGGAATTGAGAAAGGAGAATTACAATGTTAAGAAATACAGAACACCTCAGAAATGAGTATCACACTAAGCGAGCAGTTCAACTGGTTGAGGACTTGAACTCATGCGGATGCAACCAGCATGAACTGGCAAGAAGGCAGGATGTATCATCAGCTTACATCAACCAACTGGTCAAGAAGTATGGTGTTAAGTTTCAGTGTACAGCCTATCTTTGACAAATTGTCGATAAGCCGGGGTTTACTTGTTTGGAGTAACCCTCGGCTGATTATGGTTGTAACATATTCCCTTAACCTTTTCTGTTTTGCTCATTTTTCTCAGGTCAACAGCACCTTCACAATCAAACACAACCTTAATGCTGTCCATCATCAACTCAACATCAGCAATCTCATCAATCAGACACCGGAGTTTCTCAGCATCAATAGCAACATGGTCATCTATGGTCAATGCTCTTAGTTCCTGTATCAGTTCCCCCAGTTCCTCAATAGCCTTCTCAGTTCTTTCCGGTTTACCGAACTTGTGAATCATATCTTCCCATAGTTGTTTATTTTCCATTATCTTC